TAGAGTGTGAATCTGACCAACTGGGCCAGTCATTGGCTGAACACCAATGATTTCGTTCGCAATAACTGTCGGCATAACACGACGGATTACTGGAAGAATAACACGGTTTAGGGTAGCGATGTTACCCGCACTTGTTGCACCTGCTGTGGCACTTTCACCCAAGTACTTGCGTGTGTTCTCTAGGCAAACTGCCATAGATGACTTGCGTGTACCGGACAGGCCTTCAAGCAGAGCTTCTTTGGTCTCTGACCATCTTTCATTTAATAATTGTGACATTTATGTCTCCTTGAAATTATTTTGTAAGACCCGCTAACTTGCGGATGTCTACAATATTGTCTAAGCCTACCTGGGGCTTGCTTTCACGATTTCCTGTTATAGTTGCACCTTCGCTCAACATTGCTTTTTTAGGAGCAATAGTTTTGCGCTGTCCTTCCATAACTGCTGGTAGGTACTTGTCGAAAGCCTCATTCAGTTTCACGGTCTTCACAGACTCTAGAAGTTCTTTCATGATCTCTCTCTTACTAGCATCTAACGGTGCTAGCAACTCGCTCATAACAGCCTTGCGTTCCATCAAATCTTTAGTAACACGAATTTCGCGTTGTGTAGATTCTACTAGATTGTTTTTCTCTGCTACGGTTTGTTTTGCTTCTGCTAATTCTTGTTCTTTCTTAGAAATAATCTTTAACAATTTACTTGTTTCAGATTTTTCGTTTAGATAAGAGCCAGCAAATTCTTGTGCAAATGCTTCATAAATTTTACGACCAAAATCGTTGTTACGGGCACTGTCAATATCTTCTTTCAATTGCTTGATTTCAGTTGTTAACTTATTTGTGACTGTACTTTCAACTACCTTGGAGGCGTGCTTGATAAAGTTTTGCTTGATATCTTCAAACTTGTGTTTTGCTTCACGAACCAACTTGACTTTTGTTTCAGCCAGGTCGCGTTTGTCAACTGCAAATTCATTGATTTCTTTTGATAGAGCGTGAACTACAAATTGCTCTAACTTACCAAAGTTCTCAGAAACTTTCTTACGGTCTCCTTGGAACTCGGCTAATTCTCTGCCTAATTGGTTAATAACAAACCCTTCTAGCTTTTTAGCATCTTCACTAATACGTTGTTGGTATTGTGCTTTTGCTTCAGCTAGTGCTAGTTTGTCATTGTGCAATTCGGACATTTCTACGGCCAATCTGTCGCTTAACATCTTGTCGATTGCTTCAACCATAACACTCTTGTCGTGTGTATATCTTTGAGCAAACTCTTCTCGAAGTTCTGCGGTGATTTGGTCGCGATTCTCTTGAATCTTGGCTGCAAGGGCAGTTTCTACCACATTACGGGTTTCTTCTGTCATTACGCCTGACTCAACTAATTGTTTGAATGCGTCCAACATTTATTTCTCCTCGGGCTTATTTTAGACCTTTAATAACATTAAGGAGTGCTTCCTTAAGGTATTTCTGGGCCTTTGGATCTTCTTTAACTTCTTGTGCTACTGTAAATGCTCTCATGCCACCACGTGTGTTCATGATATGTTCATAAACAGGAGTAGGATAAGCGCCAGGAGCACTCGGCTGTGCAACTACATCCACAGTAATAATCTCAAAATCTGATACATGGCCGTTACCGTCGTTTACGTTGCCGCTACCACGAGAACTAACACCAAGTTTTACACCGCTTTCGAGCATTGTGCGTACTAAGTTACCCATTGGCGTAGGCAAAATTTTCATCTTGCCATATCCATTAGGACCCTCCATCCACATCTGAGTAATCATATGGGATACACGGTCCAAATTCACTTTTAAATCATCAGGATGATCTACTTCACCAAGAACGCTGTACCCGTTTTGAATTTGATCGTTTAGTGTTTTCACCGCACGTTCAATCTCGTCTACAGGGTAGACACGTTGATTAGCGTTACGGATTCCACCTTGAATAGCAATGCCTTTTAAATAAAGGCTTTTGCCATCCTTGTCGTCAGACTCAAGCATTACTTGAGCCTGATCAAAACTTAGGGTTTCGCGTAGATAGGAAATCTGCTTCATCCAGGTTCTCTAATTATTTGCTTTGTGGCAAGAACTGACGCTTGGTTGCTGGGTCAATACTTGTTTGACCTGCTTTGTCGCCGGATCCAGAACCCACTGGGCCTGGGCCTGCGCCACGCTTCTCAGCACCGTGACCGTTAGCAACTTTGCTCAATGTTTTAACACCAGACTTTTTACCGTCAACGTTGTTTAAACCACTGGCAAACTTTTCACCGGACTCAGGGTTAATACCCTTCATGTGCTTGGCTGGGCTTGTGCCTGTGTTTGTTCCAGCTGCTGTTTTTTGGTCGCCAAGAATGTTGTGTGCGGATGCACCTGTTGTTGGCTTACCTTTTCCAGAACTGATTGGGCTCTTGGTGTTTGTACCAGAAGGCATTTTTTCACCAGTGTTTGCACCAGCGATACCACCTTCAGCAGCACCTTTCTTGTCAGCGCCGTGTCCTGCAGAAACAGTTTCACGATATTCACGTGTCATACGACGGCTTTCAAATGCTGGCTTACCCATCATGTCATCTCCGCCCATGTCGTCCATGTCGCTTTCTTCGTCGTCAAATTCGTCGCCAGCGTCCATGTCTCCGCCTTTTGCTTGCTCTAGTTCAGCAAATGCTGCTTCTAATTCTGCAATAGCGTTCTTGATATCAAAAATTGCACTTTCTTCTGAGCCGCCTTCGCTGCCCATGTCAGAGTCGTCAGTAGCGCCGATATCTGCACCGAAATTGTCAGTGGCATCGCCACCCATTTCGTCATCTTCGTCATCGCCGTCCATCATGTATGAATCTTCAAGATCCATACTTTCGTCAGCTTCTTCGTCAGCAGACTCGTCCATTTCTTCATCATCGGATTCGGCGGACTCGTCCATTTCTTCATCATCAGCGGACTCGTCCATTTCTTCATCGTCGGCGGCTTCATCCATTTCTTCATCGTCTTCTTCGGCGATAAGATTTTCATAAATTTCTCTAGATTTTTCTACAACGATTTCGTGGAAAAGTTCATTGGCTTTATCCATTTCTTCGTTTACTAGCAGATCTAATAGTTGTTCAAACTTGGTAGACATTAATATTTCTCCTTAATTGGTAGCGGCAAGGCTGTGTTGTTATTTACAGTCGCAAGATAATATCGGTACGAAATAGGCCTAAAACAAACCGTTTTAGACAAAGTGACGCAGAGTTGCCTCTGGATTTGATGTTTTTTGTTAAAAATATTTAGTGTTTAGCAAAAAAAAATTAACTGGCATGTTTATTATGCTGCGGCAGCATCAGGTGGCGGTGCTGCATACATTTTTCTAACCAACCCAAGTTCTTCACGTTTTTCTCTGTCGTGTGCTTCGGCGGCTTTGCGTATATTGTTAATCATGCCCAACGTCAATCGAGTCTTTCTAGTGTCTCTGCTTTTGAGAACACTGGTATCATTGTTACTGACATACCGGTTGTCCTCTTGCGGATCCTTGTGATCTCGATCAAAGTAAATGAATTCTTTTAATATCATAGTTGTATTTATGTATTATGCTGGTGGAGGAGGTGGTGCGCTTTCGCTGCCAGCAGGTGCTTCTGCACCTTCTGCTGCGTCGGGTGGAGGAGGTGCAGTTGCAGATCCCAATGCACTCACATCGCCGGCAATGTTGTTTGCAGTGATTCCTTCACCGCGTAGTTCGCTGCTGGCACTCAAATATTGATCTTCGTCGATGTTTTCTTCTTTCCATAGACGCTCGTTTTCTGCAATTTCTTCTTTCTTTAATCCTAGGAATCGTTCTAATGCAAAACGTTTACTGATCATTGGAACAGCAATCATGGTGTTGAATGTGTTGACTCGAGCAGTGTCCATTTCGGATTGTCGATATGCAGCAAAGTTCTGCGGAGGATTGAATTTAATTTCAAACACATTGCTGTCTACATTGATGCCTTGCGTGTGTAGATACAATTTAAATTCAGTATCAAACGGATCATTTAATAAACTTTGTAGTCGTTCGCAGTATTTGTTAAATCTAAGTTCTTGTATGTAGGCTGTTCCAACACGACCATCATTGAAATTAGATCCTCCGTCGTCGGAACCAGTAGGTAGATAACTGCTAGGTATGCGTAAAGCACGAAACAACTTATTAGTAAAATACTTAAGATCATCAATTTCTCCTAGATTTTGTCCACCTTGCAAGATTTCAACTTTGCTTCCGCGACCTTCTGCCGTCTGTGGGAAGAAGTAGTCTTCATTAATACTCAATGGATTGTAACTTGAGTCGACTACACTCTGACTTCCGCCGGTTACGCTTGGAATTCTACGTTGGTTAACTTCATTTTTAACACGCTCAACAAAACTCATGGCCAAGTGACTTGGCATGTTGCCTACGTCAATATAAAACACTCTGCGCTCTGGAGCACGTTGTATACGATAGATCAAGATAGCATCTTCGAGTAATTCTTTTTGTTTGAATACTTTGAAAATACTTTCCATCAGGCTGTTGCCAAACGGGAAGT